GCAAATGCAGGGACAAACACAACCGTTTTGTTTTGCTTACCCTGCAACCGCCGAAGCGCCCGAGAACTACGGGCAAGGGTTCACAAAACCACCACTTGAACGGGCACATAATGCAGATATGCAACGAAACGGGCAGCAGCTACAACGCCGTAAAGGACAAAATAAAGCGCATTGCGGTTGAAAATATGGGCTACCCTTACGAGCTGGTAAACGGCCATATACACCCGCAGGGCGAAAGCGAGTGCAGTACAGACGAGTGCGCAAAGCTCATAGAAGCGGCGCACGTACTGGCCGCGGACTTGTGCATAATTTTGCAGGAGTAGCGGAAAAATGACAGAAGCAGAAAAAGAACAACGCCGCTACGCAATGGCAATCAGCGGCGGAGTTTGTGAGGTTTGCGGGCGGCCGCTGCGTGACGGACAGCCACAAGGGGCGCACCGCATAGGGAACACGATTGCGAACCGCCGAAAGTACGGCGATTTTGTAATAGATCACCGCTTCAATATCGGCATGACGTGCAGCTTGAAGTGTAACGGCGAGCTTGATATAAGCGGCGACACTGGAGAAGTAATAAAGTTGTGCTGCAAGATATACGCGGCAGAAAGTAAAAAATACGGGGTGGAAAAGTGAGAGAATCTTTTGTATTTCACGCGGAATATATTAGCGACCTGCCCGACGACTACAAAGCCGCCTTTGCAATGTACGCTATAAATTACGCGCTGAATGACGAAAAGCCCCAGCTGCAAGAGGGAACGCTTGAGTTTTCTTTGTGGGTAAAGATAGCCCGCAGGATAGACCAAGAGCGCGAAAAATACGAACGCGTCAAAGAAAAACGCGCGGCAGCTGGGAAGAAACACAGCGGGAACCAGTACACAAAAGCGGAACAGGTGGAACAAAGCGAACCTGCAAAAGTTGAAACGGTACAAAATGGAACACCGCGGGACAAAGTGGAACAAAAGAAAAGCGCGGCGTTTGTGCCGCCTACCGTGGCCGAGGTTGACGCCTACAACAAGGAACGGCGCAACGGCTTAGACGCGCAGCAGTTTGTCGACTTCTACGAATCCAAAGGCTGGAAAGTGGGTGCCGTCAAAATGAAAGACTGGCGGGCGGCCGTGCGGACGTGGGAAAAGCGGCACGCAGAGGAACGGCACAAAGCGGGCGGAATGTGGGGAAACGAGAACGAAATCCCCGACGAAATACTAAACAGTTTTTAAAACAAAAAAAATAAATGGGGTGCGGAGAAATGGAGATTAAAACCTTATCGGATTTAATGAACTTGGATTTATCGAAGTATGGGGGACGCGACGAAGAAATAGCGGAAATGGAGCGCAAGCAGGCAGAAGCCGAAAAGCTCGCACGCTATAAAAAAGCCGTTCCCGAGCGATACTGGGGCGAATCCTTTGAAACTTACAACGCGGAAAGCGACGAGCAGAAAAACGCAAAGGAACAGGCGGGGCGATACTTGGAAGCCGTAAAATGCGGGAAGTTTTGCACGCTTATAATGCTGGGAACCGTAGGCACTGGCAAAACACACCTAGCCTGCGCAATCGTTCGCGAATACGGCGGCCTTTACAAGCTCGCCCCGAACATCGTTGAAGAAATCCGACGCGCAAAGAGTTTTACAGCCAAAGAAACCGAAGCGGACATACTGGACGAATACGGACGCGCAAAGCTGCTTGTTATCGACGAGATCGGGCGCGGCGTTGCTGGAACTGACGAGCAGTATATGCTTTATCAGATTATCAACGAGCGCTACAACCGCAGAAAACCGACCGTTTTAATAAGCAATCAAACAAAACGCGACTTCTTAAATTATATCGGAATTGCCGCCGCCGACCGCTTAACCGAGAGCGCGAAAACGGTTGAGTTCAAAGGCCAAAGCTACCGCGCGACATTGCGCAGAAACGCCGCCCAGTAATGGAACCCGTACAGCTGGAGTTTGATTTTGAGTTTGACGAGTTACCACCGACAAGGCCGCTGCCCTACTATCCCGCGCCGAAAAACGACAATGAAAAGCTGCTGAACTGGCAGTATGAATACAGGATAAAGGGCGACGAAAAGGCGTTAAATAAAATGTACCGTTTGGGCGAAATTATCGCGCTGCGGTACATAAACACGGTTGCGAAGAAAAACAAGGCCGTGGCAAAGCTGGCGCAGTGCGACAAGGAAGAAAAGGCGCATAACGCCATAACATACATAATAGCCCGCTATTTGCGGGTAAAGGATTTTGCAATAACAGAGAGCTTTACAGGCTATTTGTTTCTGCGAATAAAACATGAATTATTTTACCAGCGCAAAGTTGACAAGATTGTGGATTTTGTAGACTGGGAGAGTTACCGAGGGACTAAATGACAAAATACGAACTTGCAAAGCAACACGCCGAAGCAAGCTGGAATGATGAAGCCTACAGCAAAGCAGAGGAAAAAGACTTTGTTTTCACAATCCGAGAACAAAAGGAAATGAGTAAAGCGGATTTTATCGCGGGATTTAATGCAGCAATGGAAGAATGGCGCAAATGCTATCTGCAATGTTCAAGCCCGTACTGCGCGGGATATTTCCGCGACATAAAGAACGCGGGGACACTGGGAAATATGACAAAAAGCGAGGTTACAAAATGACAGTATTTTTGACAGTGATTTTTACTTGGTTTTTTATTGGTACAATAAACTTTTTTGTTGTGTGGCTTAAAGATATAAGCGGCATTACTAAGGCTGAAGAGTATTATATAACTTGGACTGTCGGCCTTGGTTTAATTTGGCTATTAATAATATTCCCATTTTATAAATTGGTAAAACTGATAAAAAAACGTTTTAAGGAGATAAAAGAAAAATGAAAAACTTAAACGAGATACCGAAAGCAAAAAAGCATTACCCGCACTGCCTGCGCTTTGTGTTAAAAGGTGTATGGTTTGACAAAATCAAGAGCGGGGAAAAGCGCATAGAATACCGCGAGGTAAAACCGTACTGGGATAAACGCATACGGAATCTTTACCACTTCAACAACACGCCCGATTTTAACAAGTGCATTTTTACACGCGGCTACACAAGCGAAATGCTTATAGCTGAAATCGAGCGAATAGAAATTATTTACGGCGGCAATACGGATTTACACGTAAATAAAAACGTATATGCAATTCACATTAAGAACGTAAAAGAATACGGGGTATAAAATGACAAAAGGACGTAAAGCAGTTTGTGAAGAAATGAAACGGCACGCGGCAATGCTGCGAGCGAATCTTATAGCATACACAAGCGGGGACTTACCCGACAGCGAAAAAGAAACAATCGCGCTTTGTATGTTTAATAGCTTGAACTGGATAAAAGAGGGCATAACCGTTTTGCAAGAGGAAAAATAAAAAATGAAAACATATTTTATGCAGGACGGGCAGCCCGTGGAAATAAGAAGAAGCTCGGAATTAAATATTAAACTTTCCAAGAAACAAGAAAAACAGCTGCGCAAATTACGTGCGCATAGAAAAGACGTAATAACGCTTGAGTTTGAAGTACAGGGGCACACGCTCGGGACGTATACGTTTTTAGATCCATACAAAGACTTCAAAGACAAGATAAAAGCGCAGATAAAGGGCAACTGTTCGGAAATCCCGAACAACTGAAAAAGTTATATTTTACGTGGGGGAATGTATGACAGATATACAACGCGAGGAATTAGAGCGATATTTCAGCCCTATTTATTACGTGGAATACGAAGTAACGCCAGCGGGCGAGCTTTTCCCGCAGCGGTTCCGCGTGGCCTACTACCACGAGCGGGCAAAAAAAAGAAGCCCTGCAATGCTTTGAGCAATTCAACGGCGTTCGAGTAATCGAAAAATCAATGCGCACAGGACAAGAGAAAATCATAAAAGAACGGGCTACCGCATAAAACGGAATAATTAAAAAACGGGCAAAAATGACTATATTTGCGTAGAAAACAGGCGTTTTTTATACGTTTTTTATACTAGGCGAAACAATGGCAGGACGACCACGAAAAGACGACATAAACACACAACAGCTCATTATTAACCTTGCAAAAGCAGGCATGACAAACACGGCTATTGCAGAAATTACGGGGCTTACTCGCGACACAATACAGAAATGGCTTGCAACTACGGAGCTGGGGCAGACAGTAAAAACAGTGCGCCAAGCGTCGGCAATGCTGGAAGCGCAACAAAAGCACGCCCTTAATAAATCGGCGCTTATGGCTGCAAAGAAGCTGCTTAAAAAACGCAAGATTGAAGAAACAGAAGAACGGCGCGACGCAGAGGGAAAAATCATTTACACGCAAAAGCGCATACGTGAAGCTGAACCAAACGCAAGCATGGTGCAGTTTGTGCTTAAATGCACAGACCCGCAGAACTGGAACGAACAGCAGATAGCAGAACAGCAGGCAGCAGCCGACGCAGAACGCGACGACAACGAAATAAGGATTGTTATTGATGACGATACACAGCAGTAATATTTTTGCAAAAGTCTATAACAAGTATTTCCGCATGATACTAAAGCACGAAAAGGAGCGCTACACGTTTACAGGTGGCCGCGCTTCCACAAAGTCGTCGTTTATCAGCATTGTTATTGTCGTTTTAATAACCATGTTCCCGAAATTAAACGCGCTTGTAGTTCGCAAGACTGCAAAGACATTGCGCCGCAGCGTGTTTGAACAAATCGTATGGGCAATAGACAAGCTGCACCTGCGTTACACAAAAGAGCGTAAAACGGGTTTTAAGATACCGAAAAGCGAAGTGTCGGCGCTGCCTATTACGTACATACGCAAGGACGGCACAAAGCAGCAGATTATATTTGCAGGGTGCGACGACCCCGAAAAGATAAAGTCTATTAAAGTGTCGCAGGGCTATTTTGGCATTTTGTGGGTAGAAGAAAAGACCGAGTTTACACCCGCAGACCTGCAAAATGTGCGTATTTCAGCATTACGCGGCGGCGATACGTTCTACATCTTTGAGAGCTACAACCCGCCAAGCGCTGCGCGTCACTGGTGCAACCGTGAAGCTGCAACCTACGACCCGAACCGCGTTGTAATTCATACTACATACTTGGATATACCGCCCGAATGGCTGGGCGCGGCTATTCTGCACGACATAGAGCAGACAAAGGCCACGAACAAGCGGGCGTATGAAAATATATACCTCGGACTTGCTACAGGTTCGGGACAAAACATTTTTGAAAACGTGGAACTGCGGGAAATCACCGACGACGAAATTAAAGCCTTTGATTTTCTGTACTGCGGCATAGACTGGGGATATTACCCCGACCCGTTCGCCTTTTCCGTATCGTCGTACAACGCGCCAAAGCAGGAGCTTTTTATTTTTGACGAGCTTTACTTAAACAAGCGTGGAAACTATGACGCTTTCAAAGATTTAACAAAGCACATGGAAATAGCGGGGCTTGATATTGCAAACGACAGAATAACAGCGGATAGCGCGGAGCCGAAAAGCATTGCGGACTTTAGAAGCTGGGGCGGAAACGTTCGGGGCGCAATTAAAGGAATCGGCAGCCGTGACACTTCTTTTAAGTGGCTGCAAGGCTTGAAAAAGATTGTAATAGATCCGCGCCGCTGCCCGAGAATGGCCGACGAGTTCACGCTATACGAGCACGAAATCGACAAACGCACGGGCGAAATAATGAGCGGGTACCCCGACGGACAGCCCGACCACGGAATAGACACTATACGCTATGCGCTTGAGGGTGTATATCGTCACGCTGGCGAGTAAATGACTATATAGGCAGAGGAAAACAATGTTTGAACGCATAAGGGGCTTTTTTATGAATATCTTAGGACTTTTTCACACTACGACCATTAAGGACGTAACGGGAATCGACACAAACCTTTCAAGCGATATGTATAACGCTATTGAATTGTGGCTGCAAATGATGAGCGGTAACGCGCCGTGGAATACCAAAGCGCCGCCTTGCGGAGTTCTTGACCAAATCGCGGGCGAGCTTAACGTAATGGTAGCGCGTGAAATCGGGCTGGAAGTTGAAAACGACGCAATACGCCCCGCAATGGAGCATATAAACCACGACGTAGACAAAATCGTGGAATATATCGCGCTTGTGGGTGCCTGCATTATACGCCCGATTTTCAGCAACGGAAAGCTGCAATATGAAACTATTCCGCTGGGTAACTACTTGCCGACAAGCTACGACTTTGACGGAACCCTTACAGGTGCGCTTGTTATGAAGCAGCTACAGAACGGCGCGAAAAAATGGCTTTTGGTTGAAGAACACAAATACGAGAATAACAGGCATACTGTAAGCTGCACTCTTTACCGCAATGACAATCACGCAATGAAAAAAACAGCTTTGACAGACTGCCCGCAGACTGCCGATATTACGCCCGTTTATACATGGGAAAACGTAAAGCAGCCGATGATTATTGAGTTTAGAAACCACGCTGTAAATAAAATCGACGGTTCAAACGTTCCCGTCGCAATCATCGCAGGCGCAGAGGATTTAATTAAAGACGCAGACGAACAGTACGAGCGCATGAACTGGGAGCAAGAGGGCGGAAAAATGCGCATATTTGCCGACCGCGATATGTTCCAGCAGCGACAGAAACGCGACGGCACAACACAGGGCGCAAACTTCACGCCCGAGTTAAACAAGCTCATTGTAAAGATTGAGGGCGACGGCAGCGCAGAGGGAAAGAAAATCACAGAACACGCCCCAGCCTTGCGCACAGCACAGCAAAACGAAATGTTCCAGCAGATACTACGCCGTATTGAATTGACCTGCAAACTTGGCAAGGGAACTATTTCCGATATGGAAAGCGTTCAAATGACAGCCGAACAGTACAACGGCGGACGCAAGAAACTGTATGCTTTAGTAGACACAATCGAGGACGAAATCGAAACAAAATACCAGCACTGCGCCGACGTTTTCGCGCACATGGCCGCTGCATACCAAATCGGCAAAAATAACGCAAAGATAACCGTAACATGGAACGACGACCAAACACGCAAAGACATTACAGCAGCAAAGCAGCTGGCAATGCAGGAAATCTCAAGCGGTGTAAAAAACAAATGGGAATACCGCCGCGACTTTTTCGGAGAGGACGAAGCAAAAGCAAAGGCAAACGTACCGCCCGAAGCGCTCGCGCCCGACCCTTTTAATTTTGGAGCGTAAACAATGGCACAGCACAACAAACAGAAAAAAGAAATACTAAAAAACGACATGATCGTAGTAGCGGGATTTTGTGAAGCGATAAACAAGAAACCGCTTAAAACCCGCCTTGTTATTGCTTGGCGCATTTTGCGGGGCAAGTTCTAGGCTATGCTTTCCCCTCGCTACTTGGACGGCTTGGCCGACGAAATAACAGAGATTTACTCACAGCTTGAAAGCGAGATTTTGCAGGACATGGCGCGACGTATTGCACGGCTTGGCAAAGTCACCGACGCGACAAAGTGGCAAGCGCAAATGCTCATAGAATCGGGCGGACTGAAAAAGAATATTTCCCGTATTCTTGCAAAGTACGACAAGACAATAGCGCAGCAGGTAAAAGACACCGTAACAGCTGCACTTGAAGCAAGCACAAAGAACGATAACAAGATTTTCAAAGAAGCCACAGGGCGCACCGTTTCAACACCGAACGCACAGCAAATGCTTGCAACTATTCAGAAGTGCCACAGTGATTTATCACGCCTTACGCTCACGACCGCGGCCACAACACAGACCGAGTTTGTGCAGCAGGCAAACCGCGTTTATATGAACGTGCAAAGCGGTGCGTTTGATTATGATACAGCCATGAAAAGCGCAGCCGACGAACTGGCAAAGCGCGGAATTACCGCCGTACAGTACGAAAATGGCCGCCCCGTAACTCGCACCATTGAAAGCGCCGTACGAATGAATATTCTTACAAGCGTAAACCAAACCGCAGCAAATCAGACTTTGAACAACTGCGAAGAATTAGACTGCGACCTCGTGGAAACATCGGCGCACATCGGAGCACGCCCCGAACATGAGGACTGGCAAGGGCAGATTTTCAGCAGAAGCGGGAACAATAAGAAATACCGCCCGTTTTCTGTATGCGAGCTTGGCAGCGTTACGGGAATCTGCGGCATAAACTGCAAACATTCTTTTTACCCTTACTTTGAGGGAATGGAAAACCACTACACCGAAAAAGAGCTGGACGAAATGGCTGACGAAAAGGTTATTTATACCGACGACGACGGCAACGAACACACATTAACACGCTATGAGGGTGAACAAAAGCTGCGGGGCATTGAGCGCAATATAAGACACTGGAAGCGGCAGGCATTGACCGAGGAAGCGGCGGGCGTGGATAACACAAGAGCACGCCAAAAGCTCGGCGAATGGCAGGAAGCAGCGCGGGACTTCACGAAACAAACGGGAATTGCACGCGATAGTGCCCGCGAATACGTGGGAACAAAAACTGGCAAGCAGCCGCGAGCTTTAGCGCCAAAAGTTGCAGCTATACCGCCAGCGCAAACACCTACGGCAACCGCAACCGCACCAGTAGTAAACGCCCCTGCTGTAATGACAAACGAAGAAACTACAAAGGCAATGGCCGCACTTGTAGACAATCCGAAAAGCAGCGCCCGAACCGTAGCGGAAAGATTAAACATTGAAAGCCGCCCCGTACTTGCTTTTAAGAAACAGCCGACAGAAGCGGAAATAATCGCAAGGCTTGCAGGTGGCGACAAGACGACAGGCGGCAGCTGTTCGAGTGTGGCAAATGCTTACATAGCGAATAAAGGCGGCTTTGACGTACTGGACTTTCGGGGCGGAAAAAGCAAAGAACTATTTGCAGCGCGATCTACATCTTTGGAAATGGCAAAGTTTAACGGTGTGCAAAGTTTTACAGTGACCGAAACAAACCAAATAAAAGCTGGCAATATGCTATTAAACCGCGTGGAAGTCGGCAAAGAGTACAAGCTCGGCGTAGGTAGACACGCTGCAATCGTTCGCAAATTAAAGGACGGAACACGGCAATACTTGGAGCTGCAAAGCGGCGGCGAGAATGGCTGGAAAAACTTTGAGGAAAACACTTTTAAATATCGTTTTGACTGTAAGATACGCCGAAAATATTACCAGCAAGCCTATTTAATAGAGCTTGAATCACTTTCAAAGAATCGCGAGTTCATCGAGCTTATGCAGTATTTAAACACCGCTGAAAGTGCACAATTAAAGGGAATCGGGGGTTATGCAAAATGATTTTTGAAAAAGAAAACGCCGATAGTATTATTTACTGGGTAGACCCCGAGGACGACAACGAGGGCGCTATTTTGTTTTCGTTTGACGGTAAAACAGTTTTGAACTTTTGGACGGACTACCCCGACAAGCTGACCGACGAACAAATAGCAGCGTTCCAAAAAGAAAACCCGATACTTGCGGAATTAAAGCCCGTAAAATTGCCCCGTAAAGCCCGCTAGAACGCCGTACACGCGCTTTATAGGGTGCGGACGATAAAAGACACGACCGCGCCCGAATAGACGCGCTACACGCAATATTAAGCCCTGCACACGTTGCGGGGCGTTTTTTTAATTAGGGGAAATTTTCCCTTATTTTCTGCTATTTTCCCCTATTGCCCGAATGACTATAAAAGCAGAGGGCAAACAATGACAATCTACAAACGATTTTTAACACCTAACGAATGGAGCAGACCACAAAGCAAAATAAAAGAGTTCCGCGCAATCGTCATACACTGGACGGCAAACCCAGCAGCAAACGCCGAGCAGAACTGGCTTTATTTTGAATCAAAAAAAACGGGCATGAGTTCGTATGGTTCGGCGCATTACATCATCGGGCAAAAGGGCGATATTATACAGTGCATACCCGACGACGAAGTAGCCTACCACTGCGGCAGCTCGCAGAAAGACCCCGAAAGCGGGCAGATTTACACAAACTACGCGCGTAAGAAGTTCGGACACTACGCCGTACACTTCCAAGTATCAAGCCCAAACTATTGCACGCTCGGCATTGAGCTTTGCCCGACAGACAACGCGGGCAACTTCACAGAACAGACAATAAAAGCAGCTGCGGAGCTTTGCGCGTATCTTTGCAAGCGCCACAACCTTACACCGCAGGACATCACAACACACCACGATATAGTCGGCTGGAAAGACTGCCCGCGCTTATGGACTAAACGCCCCGAACTTTTGGAAGCGTTCAGATTAAGCGTTGCAGACGAAATCGCAAGAGCTGGGGGCGTAGAATGTGGGAAGCAATAAGCAACGTTCTAACAAGCCCGAACGCTAGGGAAATACTGTTTTTTCTTGCCGTCGTAATCGTGGCGGCAATAGTTCTTGTCAAAACGGGAGCGGTAACAGTGAGAACAAAGCACGTAAGAATAGGCAGAGCAGAAGCCGAACGCGAAGTAATACGGCGGCAGGTTGAAGCGGCGCACGACTTCATTATGAGCATTGAGGGAAAAATCAAAGCCGATACAACGCAGTATAACGGCTATTTCACAAAATACATTCTTGAGCGTGTCTACGACAAAGCTATCGAATGGATCATGTTTAATCACATTACAAACAGCACGCTTTACGTGCAGGACAAACAGGACACTATTTGCAACTTGATTTATACGTTTGACGTGGCCGAGGACTTCAAAACGCCCGAGTTCAAAAAACGTATGTGTAATTGGGTTGCGGAACTTATAGACCGCTTAATTAAAACGCGGGAAATCTACAGCAAACAGGGAGAATAAAAAAACATGGAAGAAGAAAAGACAGAGAAAAAACACAGCAAGCTAACATCGGCTAAATTGTGGGTGACAATATGGGCAATCGGCCTTGTGTCTTTTATCGTAATCGCGAACCGCACCGAGTTTATGAGCATAGCGCAGCCGCTTTGCTTTGTTCCGCTTGGTTACTTGGGCGTGAACGTATGGCAGAAAAAGATTTACGAGGATAGCGCAAAGTGAAATACACCTGCAAAGTGTGCCAGCAACAATATTTTATATGGCGCATGAAAACAAACGACATCTGCATAGATTGTTTTAGGCGAAAGCTAGGGGGCAAAAGGTGAATATAGCAGCATGGATAATTACGGGGCTTGCAGTCGCATTTATGGCGGTTGTAGCTATTGGCGGCGCTTACTTGAACGCCGAACGAAAACGCTATGAAAAGCACATAGCAGACTTAAAAAAAGAGGGGGCAGAAAATGCACAGAACGCAGCGGACGCAATCACGCACGCCGAAGAAATCAAGGAAAATGCAAACACTGGCAATCATACTGACGATATGCACACTATGGCTGACCAGCTGCACAACTACGCGAACGGTAGACAGTAACCCCGCCCCGCAATACTACCCGCCCGACCCGTACGACAAAAACGGCGAGCTGGTATGGGTAGAAATTAAGGACGGGCAGACGTTCACGGCCACAGAGGACGGTATATATTTGCCGTGGTGGTATTGGCAGAAAGTCTATAACTACATCGTGAACACACAGGAAGCGCAGAACGCAAAACAGAAATGACTATATAAGCAGGAGGACATAAACAATGTCAAAGAAAACATACGGGCTTGTATCGGGCTTAATCGGCGTTGCGGCTACTGCTGCAAATATCCTTTTGGCTTTTTTTCAGCCTGCAATGTACGGCGCAATTATTGCAGCCGTAGGAATCGGAGCTAAAGCAGCCGACGAAATCTTGCTGCTTTTTGTAACAGAAAAATAACGGGTTTTACCCTTGCGGCGGCAGTACACCGCACCTCGTATTTGCCGCCGTTTCTTTTGTATGCAACGTCATATAAAAATGACTATGTATATAGCGTGAACGGCGCGTAACCCGTTCTATCCTTTGGCGGGCACGCCGTAATAAATGCGTAGGGAGATACAGACAAATGAAACGTGATTTTTTAGAGGGTTTGAAACTTGAAGCCGACGTAATCGACAAGATTATGAGAGAAAACGGCAAGGACATTGAGAGCGTAAAAGCAAAATACGCCGACTATGACGACGTTAAAAAACAGCTGGAAACAGCAAACGCAACGCTTGAAAAGTTCAAAGACTACGACCAAACAAAGGCCGAAGTCGAAAAGTACAAACTTGAAGCGGAAAAGGCACAGAAAGAAGCCGCCGAAAAAATCGCAAAGATTGAAGTACAGGCAAAAATTAAAGACTTCACAAGCGGCAAAAAGTTTGTGAACGACTTTACACGCGAAGCTGTAAACAGCCAGCTTGAAGCCTTGCTCAACAAGTCGGAATCAAAAGGCAAAAGCCTTGAAGATTTATTCAAAGAAATTACAGACGGCAAGGAAAATATTATCGTTGACGATAACAAACCGACCCCGCCAGTAACGCCACCAATGGCAGGAAACAAAGGCGACGAAAACGGCGTAATGGCCGCATTTAAGCGCATGAATCCCGACATTAAAATTGACTAGGAGATAAAACACTATGGCAGTATCAACACAGGACAGATACAGCGCACTTGTAGACGCTAAACTGCGTCACGACATTGTGCAGAAAAACGGTTATGTTTGGAACAACAAGTACGAGGGCGACCCAAAAGCGGGCGCTGTAAAAATCCCCGTACGTGACACAGAAGTTACAGTAACTTCTTACAACAAGCAGAGCGGAGCTACAAAGAGCTACGCCAGCGGTTCATTTATCACTTTGACTATTTCAAAGGATAAAGCAGTAAATGAAATCATCGACGGCTTTGAAGCTGACGCAGTACCCGACAATATCGTGGCAGACCGCCTTGACAGTGCGGGCTACTCTTTGGCTATGCAGATTAACGAGGACGGAACAGCAGAACTTCTCGACAAGGCTACTGTTATCGGACAGACAAGCGCCACAAGCAAGTCGAATATTTACGACCGCCTTGTAGACGCAAAAACAAAGCTGACAAAGAACAAAGTGCCTGCTACTGGACGCTTTGCCCTTGTAAATCCCGACACTATGAACCTTGTTTTGAAGTCAAGCGAGTTTACCGCCGCTTCATCACTCGGCGACGAAGTAAAGCAGTCGGGCGCAGTCGGACGTATTGCAGGCTTCCTTGTATTTGAGGACGCAACACTGCCCGATCATGCAAACTTTATCTGCGGACACCCGAACTGGTGCTGCCGCGTTGAGGAATGGCAGAAAGACGTACACGTGCAGGACTTGGGCGGTTCGGGTACATACATCGGCGCAAGCGCTGTACAGGGACGTAAGATTTACGACCACCTTGTTACAAAGTCGGCAGCCGTTGTTATGGATAGCGGCGTATTGAACGGTAGCGTAGCTATTGCGTCACATACAGCAACTATCACACTCGGAACAAACGCTACAGGCGCAAAGTATCGCATTAAACACGGCGACACATGGGGCGACTGGACAGCTTACGACAGCACAAACAAGCCTACTACACAGGCAAACGACACAATCGAGTTTTATTCGTTCGACGCTGACGGTGTACGCTCGGGCATTGTGTCACAGGTTGACGCATAAGGCACGGGGGCGGCAATGTTTGAGAACGTAACATATACATTTTATACCGAAACTCTTGGACGTTCCGCCGTCCCCGAAAGTGCTTTTGATTTACTGGCCGACGACAACAAAATGTTTATGAAGCAGCTTGTAGTTGACGGCATTGTAAAAGAACGGGAAGAAAACGGAATAGACATTGCAGTTTGCAGAATGATTGAAATTGACTACTTGACCGAGCAGGAAGCAAGCGGCGCGGCAGCCGAGGACAGCGGCAGCGTGGCAAGTGAAAGCATTAACGGCTATTCATACAGCTACGACAAAACCGCACAGCAGGCAGCCGTAAAGCTGAACGCCAAGAGCGCGGCAGAAAAGAAAATCAATATCATAAAACTGTATAACGACTATAACGCGGGGGTTTGCTAATGGCGCGACCTATAGCAAAAAAGCTGCTGGTGCATACCTGCACGCTTAAAAAGCCCGCAGGCCTTGACCGCGACAGAAACCCGACTTTTTCAGAAACAGTATTAAAGCGCGTGAGAATCGGCGCGACTTTTCAGACTGTACGGGGCAACGTGGGCGAAACCAAAGCCGACACAATGACGCTTGTAATTGACGCGGTTAATTCTGCGTATGAAACGACAAGCGGCGAACCTACGGCGCAGGTATTGCCAACGGAAAACGACGTTATCGTATGGGACGGCAAGAGCTTTACCGTGCGAAGCGTTACGCCTTGCTTTGAGCAGAGCGACACCCCGCACCACTGGGAGGCAACGCTTGAATAGTAACGGCGGAATTACATTTAAGGCGACCGCGAACTTTGACAGCGCAGCTGCAAAACGAAAGTTTAGCGGAGCCATTCATAAAGCGCAGATAAAACTTGACGCGCAGGTTTTGACGGACAGTAACTACTATTGCCCGCTCAAAACGGGAACGTTGCAAAAGTCGGGAATTATAAACACCGTGTTAGGCAGCGGCCTTGTCGTATGGAAAACACCGTACGCCCGCGCCCAGTATTACGGCGTAAACTTTGACAGAAGCAAAGACCCGAACCCGAACGCCTGCGCGAAATGGTTTGAAGCTGCAAAAGCTCGGAAAGTGAAGCAATGGGAGAAACTTGTAAATGATACAGTCAAAAATAGCTAGCGCGATCAGCGCGTACGTTGAAGAAACGCTGCAACTGCCTTTTACAATCTATTGCGACCTTATCCCCGACGAAGCAGCCGACGGCGCTTGTGTTAGGCATGACCCGACCCCAGCAGCAGAAGAACGCTACAACGACGGCACCCGCCTTGTAGCTTGGAACTTCACTTTTTACACTCGCTGCAAAAACGCTGCGAACGCGAGGGAATACGGCAAACAGATAGTTGATACACTGGACGGCGCAACAGTATTGAGCGCTGAAAACATAAAGATAGAGTGCGAAGCAGTAACCCTGCCGCAGTATATCGACACTGACGCAAAAGGTTTTACGACCTACGCGGAAAGTGTTAAATGCACATTTTTAGAGGAGTAACAGACTATGGGCGATTTAGTTAAAAAGACCAAAATTGTACCGTTCTTGAATACTGGCACAAGTTCAACACCCGTTTGGACACAGATTAAAAAGTCAACATCGTTCGACTTGAACACAAACCCGCAGGTAAAGACTTTTGATTTTATCTCAAGCGAACAGCCCGAAGAAGAAATCGACAGCTACCAGCCGAACCTTGCGCAGGCTTTGACAATGTTCAAGGGCGAATCCGACTACCAGCATATTTTCGATATGCTTTACGAACTGCCTACAGGCGCAAACGCTCACCGCGACGTGCTTATCGTTTTCTATCAAGAAACCGCAGAGTACACACCCGAGGGCGAAACAGAAAGCGAAACTGTTTATAAGGCTTGGAAAATTGACAGCTTGGTAAAAATTAACCAGCTCGAAACCACAAACGAACAGATTAACTTTGAACTTGGCTTCAACAACATCAAGCGCGGTGCTGCTGAAATCGTAAGCGGTAGCCCGTCATTCACAGAGGGTACATTCTCTAACGGAACATTTACCCCTGCTGCATAATGGACTTATCAGAAGCAAAGCTGCCCGAAACCGTAAAGGTGGACGGCAGCACATTTTACGTAAAAACATCGTTTAAGTTTTGGCTCAAGTTCTTAAAGAAACTTGATGATAAAAACGCGCCGCCCGTTGATTTTGACTTTATGTATAACGGGGCACGCCCTCGAAGTCGATTAAACGGAATTATGGCGCTTGTGCAATTCTGCAACCCGCCGCAGTTACTACCGCGCCCCGAAGTGTTCGGCAGCGGCAGCAGCGAAAAGGCGACCG